CCTTCAACAAACTGGCGCAAACATTGGTACTGGTGGTGCATTGCCACCGGGGCACGTGGAAATGTCCAGTATTAAGTTTGAAGCCAATGTACCTGTCAGTGGTGCGTTGGTACAGGGTGCGGTAGACTGTGTGTTTGACAGTGTGGCGTTTGAAGGTAATGGAACCGCGGCCACACTTACCACGGCCACTCTTGCCACAGCTGGTATGAGTTTTGCCAATCAAGGCAGTTATGTTTGTACCAATATTGTCTGGAACAATTGTGTGTTTACCAAGATGGCATGGGGAGTGAACACAGACGAAGCAGTCGAAGGAGTCACAGTCAGTAACTGTAGATTTGATACCTTGTTCCAGGGTGTGTACCTTGGCAATGTGGTAGCTCCTGCTGTGGGTCCTACTGGTGTACGTATAGTACAAAACACGTTTGATAATGTCTATGCCGAAGGCATCACCATTGTAAATTGCAGTCTCAACGCCACAGCCTACAACACGTTCTACGAAGTAGGAAACAGTTTCAATGGCCAACTCAATCCAGTGACACCTGTGATTGATCTAGACGCAACCAACAATGTCAGCGTTGGGGATATGTTTGAACGCACAACAGCGCAATCAACAGCCTTGCATCCTCGCATAGCACTAAACAATAAAAATAATATTGCCCTTGGTATGAATGTCAACAACATTGAACTATACCAGAGTAATGTGGTAGATCTAACCCTGGCCAATCAGCTGAGCGTGGGCACATACAATCGCATTGCCGGCATACGTGATATTGTGGCCAACAATGTCACCGCCAACTTGGCCTATGTAAATGGCACATACATCAATAGTTTGCGAATGGACTACACCATAATTCGTGCAGATCTTCGCCGCACTGGTCAAATGGTAGTGGTAAAAGGCCAAGCTGCAACTGGAACAGGATTTGCCTTCACAGATGACTTTGTGGAAAACGGTGCGACCGGTGTAACACTAACCGCCGCATCCGATGGTGCCAATGTGAGAATAACATATACTTCGACCAACACAGTGTCAGGCACAATCGATTACTCTATTACCAATCTCGGTTGATGTGGCCCAAAACTTTTGCCGAAAGGCTTGAGAGTTGGGCACAACTCCGTACTCAAGCCTCCACTGCTGATGCGGAAACAGCACTTGCTACCATCAACTCCTGGTGGTTCCAAACTCCCTGGCGAGCATATCACCTGCACTGGGACGATCGACTGCTTTGGCCAGATCCTTGGCAATTATTGAGTGATGATCTCTATTGTCCTCTTGCTCGTGGGCTGGGAATCCTGTATACTATAACTATGCTAGATCGCCCAGATCTGCAGGATGCTGTGTTGATGGAAGTAGATAGCGACAATTTAGTCCTAGTTAACAAAAAGAAATATATACTGAATTGGGATCCGGAGCAGATGTTAAATATCACTCTAGGGCATTTTAAACCCCACCACAGCATTACGCAAGAGCAAATACAACAACAAATTAGGTAAAGATGAAGCAAATTATAGTACAAAAACGCAGTGGACGTCGCGAGCCACTGGCGTTGGAAAAATGGCAAGCGCAAATAGCCAAGGTTTGTGCAGGCATAGCAGATGTAAGCCAGAGCATGATAGAGATCAAAGCCCAGTTACATTTTTATGATGGTATCACAACTCACGAAATTGATGGCATCACACTACGTGCTATTGTGGACTTGATTGATGTAGAATCAAACCCTGACGTTGGACACACCAACTATCAATACGTGGCAGGCAAGCAACGACTAAGCATGTTGCGCAAAGACGTATACGGTTCATATGATCCTCCACACTTGTATGAGATTGTGAAAAAGAATGTGGCCACTGGCTTGTATACTAGTGAACTGTTGGAATGGTACTCGGAAGAAGACTGGAATCGTATGGAAGACATGATTGACCATGTAAAGGACGAGCAATATTCTTATGCGGCAGTGGAACAACTGATTGAAAAATATCTTGTGCGTAATCGCTCAACAAAGGAAATTTATGAAACTCCACAAGTTAGATACATGGTTGCAGCCGCTACTGTGTTCCATAAAGAAGAACCTAACACAGCTCGCATGCGCTATATCAAAGAGTACTACAATGCTGCATCAGATGGCCTGTTTACTCTTGCCACTCCTGTACTTGCTGGTCTTGGTACACCAACCAAGCAGTTTAGTAGTTGTGTGCTTATTCGCAGTGACGATGATCTTGACAGTATATTCGCCTCCGGAGAAATGATGGCCAAGTATGCCAGCAAACGTGCTGGCATTGGTTTAGAGATTGGACGCCTGCGTCCATTGGGCTCACCCATACGTGGTGGCGAAATCATGCACACCGGCATGATACCATTTTTAAAGAAATGGTTTGGCGACTTACGCTCATGCTCACAAGGAGGTATCCGCAATGCAAGTGCTACTGTATTCTATCCTATTTGGCATCTTCAGTTTGATGATCTTATCGTTCTTAAGAACAACCAAGGAACCGAAGAAACCCGAGTCCGTCATATGGATTATGGGGTTGTGCTTAGTGCTTTCTTCTGGAGACGATTCAAGAACAAAGAAAACATAACTTTCTTTGATCCCAACGAAGTACCTGAACTGTACGAAGCGTTCTATGCCAACACTGAACGCTTTGAGAAACTGTATGTGGAATATGAAAAGCGTAAAGATTTACGCACCAAGACAATGAGTGCTGAAGAAGTATTCAAGTCAGGCATACTCAAAGAGCGAACAGATACAGGTCGTATCTATCTTGTGTTCATTGACAATGTCATGAACCAAGGTCCGTTTGATACTGAGTATCATACCATTTACCAGAGTAATCTTTGCTGTGAAATTCTCTTACCTACAAAACCGTTTAAGCGCCTGGATGATGATGCAGGGCGAATCGCCCTCTGTACGCTGGGAAGTATTAACTGGGGTGCATTCCGGAATCCTGAAGACATGCGGAGAGCTTGTAGAATTCTGCAGAGATCCTTGTGTAATATTCTTGACTACCAAGACTTCCTCTCCATCCAAAGCCAGTTATCAAATGACGAAATTCAGCCGCTTGGTATCGGTATTACTAACTTGGCTTACTGGCATGCCAAGCGCGGACTCCAATATGGTAACAAGGACGCTTTGGCCGAAGTCAAGTCGTGGATGGAACATCAGGCTTTCTACCTTACCGAAGCAACAGTTGAACTTGCTAAGGAGCGGGGCCGTTGCAAAGATTCTGACCGCACCTGGTACGGTCGTGGTGTCTTTCCTTGGGAGCGACGTAGCGCCGGGGTCAATGAACTCACCGACTTTACGCCTGAACTGAACTGGGAAGGCCTACGTGCTGACATGAGAGGTTATGGTGTGCGTAATGCAACACTGATGGCGATTGCTCCTGTGGAGTCTAGTAGTGTAGTAATCAACTCTACCAATGGTATTGAAATGCCAATGAGCCTGATTTCTGTTAAAGAATCCAAGGCAGGTAGCCTTACACAGGTTGTGCCCGAGTATCACAAGTTAAAAAACAAATATCAGATGATGTGGGCACAGCAAGACTGTGATGGTTATTTGAAAACAGCGGCTGTGTTAGCGGCCTATGTTGATCAATCAATTTCAACAAACACGTTCTATAACCCAGCACACTTTGCTGACCGTAAAGTGCCAACTACATTGATTGCTCGGAACTTGATGCAGGCACATCACTGGGGGTTAAAAACATTCTACTACAGCCTGATCAACAAAGCTGGATCAAAACAAACTGCTGAAGCGACTCCCCTTGAAGTCATTGACTTTGATCTTGAGGAAGACTGCGAAGCCTGCAAGTTATGAACAGCGTAGAAAAAGTCTGGGCCCGGGCCACTGGACACTTGATGGGTGAGTCCGATCATGACCGCCCAGATGTACCAATCCTCACTTTGCGAGAAGCCCGATTGGCCTTATTCTTCAAGACCTTTTGGGTGGTAATACATGTTGTGACCTGTGGGTTCATCATAGCCAACACAATTAGACACTGGTAAAATTATGTCAAAACAACAATACAATTTAAAAACAAAAACAGACTATCTCAATAGAAAGATGTTCTTGGACCCAGCAGGTCCAGTAACAGTTCAACGATTTGAAGAAGTCAAGTACAACAAACTGGTCAAGTATGAACAAGAAGCACGTGGCTTCTTTTGGGTACCAGAAGAAATCTCATTGACCAAAGACGCACAAGATTTCAAAGATGCCAGCGATACCGTTAAGCATATCTTTACATCAAACCTGCTACGTCAAACAGCATTGGACAGTTTGCAAGGCCGCGGCCCAAGTCAAATCTTCACACCTGTTGTGAGTATTCCCGAACTTGAAGCCCTGGTCTACAACTGGACCTTCTTTGAAACCAACATTCATAGTCGTAGTTACAGTCACATCATTCGCAACATCTACAACGTGCCCAAGGATGTGTTCAACACAATCCACGACACACAAGAAATTGTGGACATGGCATCCAGTGTGGGCAACTACTATGATCGACTACACATGATCAACTGTCGCAAAGAGTTGCTGGAAGAGTTTCCAGAACGTGAACACATCAAGGCAATATGGTTAGCACTTAACGCCAGTTATGCCCTGGAAGCATTTCGATTCATGGTTTCATTTGCCACAAGCCTGGCCATGGTAGAGAATCGTATCTTCATTGGCAATGGTAATATCATTCAATTGATCCTGCAAGATGAAGTGTTACACAAAGAGTGGACTGGTTGGTTGATCAACCAGGTGGTCAAAGAAGATCCACGCTTTGCTGATGTCAAGGCCGAATGCGAAGGCGAAGTATATCAAATGTACTTGGACGTGATCCGTGAAGAAAAGGCCTGGGCTGACTACTTGTTTAACAAAGGTCCTGTGATTGGTCTTAATGCAAACATTCTCAAAGACTTTGTGGACTTTACTGCATTCAATGCACTCAAAGAAATTGGTATCAAATACGCAGAAGAACACCCACGTTCAACCCCCATACCTTGGTTTACCAAGCACGTGGACACCAGCAAGAAACAAACTGCACTACAAGAGAATGAATCAACTAACTATGTTATTGGTGTCATGAGTGACTCAATTGACTACGACGAGTTACCGGAACTATAACAAGGAAAATAAAATGAAAGCCATTATATGGAGCAAATATCATTGCCCTTACTGTGACCAGGCCAAGGCCTTGCTCACACAAAAAGGTATTGTGTTTGAAGAAAAGAAAATTGGTGATGGATACACCAAAGAAGAACTATTAGAAGCAGTACCAAATGCTCGCACCGTGCCACAAATTTTTCTCGACGAAGAGCTAGTGGGGGGCTTTAATGAGCTTAGACAACGTCTCACTTGATAGCATCACAATAGACTGGTTTCGACAAAACATTCCAGATTTTGAAACCAAGCCGTTTTTTACTGCTGATTGGTTTTCAAACGGCTTGGTAAATTTTAACTTTGTCAAAGAACATGCCGAACAAAAGCTATCTAGTATCTTGGAGATTGGTTCACACGAAGGTCGTGCCACTTGTTGGATGCTGGAAAACTTGTTGTCCGAAGATGGTACAATAACTTGTGTTGATCCTTTTGGAAACACCCCACTGAATGCATACAAGAATGATGAATTGCCCGAGCAACGTATCATACAAGAAATACACAAGCACAATACAGATCTAGCAAAGTTGCCCACACAGTCGGTTGAGGTAATGCCTGTCATGAGTTATCATGGCCTGGCGCAGTTAATTGTTGACCGTCGACAATTTGATTTGATATATGTAGACGGCAGTCATTGCTCCGATGCTGTGTTGGCAGACGCCACAATGGCATTTGGCTTGCTTAAAAAAGAAGGCTACATGATCTTTGATGATTACTTGTGGAACGAGTCCCCGGATGTGTTGGACCATCCTAAAATGTCCATTGATGCCTTTGTTAATCTGTTCCGTAAGCAAATCGCTATCGGTATGATTAACTACCAATACGTTATACAGAAAGTTTAAAATGCAAATAGTAGCAGAAACAGGTAAAGTTTACACCTTTAAGTTAAACTCAGGAGAAGAGCTCATTGCCAAGGTCAAAACAATTGACGCTGAGTTTTTGACTATTGAAAACCCTGTGAGCGTGGCACCTGGCCCGCAAGGACTTGGCCTAGTACCGTCGATGTTTACCGCAGATCCTGACGCAGAAATCAAGCTAAATAGCAACAGTGTGTCGATTTATGCACTAACTGACGATGCAGTCAGGATGAAGTATATCGAAGCCACAACTGGTATCAAAGTACCAGAGAAAAAACTAATACTAGGATAATATGCCAGCAGTACAACGAGTAGGTGATGCAAACGGAGCCGGTGGGGTAGCCCAGGGCGGTGTTGCCTCTGTACGTGTGAATGGGCAACCTATTATTGTCAATGGCAACTCAGTAACGGCCCATGCACCTTGGCCACAAAGACGGAATAATCCACACCCTCCACATGCGGCCGCTACTACCACTGGCGGCAACGGCACAGTCAAAGCTGGCGGCATACCTGTGGTCACAACTGGATGTGCTGACACCTGCGGACATGCCCGTGCTGGTGGTTCAGGTGATGTAAGGGCAGGATAATGCCCAGCGTACTAACACCACTACAGTTGACTGCGGCGGCATCCATGTTGAGCAACACTGGATTAAAAGGATTCCCCGCAGCATTGCAAACTGCCATTGCTGCATTCAATGCCACCACAGTTATCAGCAATTTTATTGCCGCAGTTAATTTTTATAAATCCCAGTCATTTGCAACATCAAGCACGTTGACTAGTTTGTTGAGTATTGGCAGTACAGTATGCCCGGCCTTGGGCAACAGTATACCTGCCAGTCCAGTGGGCACATACACTTATCTCAACAGTGAGTATCTCATCAACTATCTTGACCCAGTTGATGGATCAACCATTGACCCTAGTGGATTTTCCAACTTGATTGAGCAAACCTGTGCGGCCTACCTGGGCGATGGTGACTATGGTCGATTCAGTCAAGGGTTTGTGGCTGTGCAAGGCTACATTGCCAGCACCAACCAATACATTAATTCGGCAGTGAATGCCAATCAATTTCTTGGCCCAACTTTTACCAACATGGATTCATTGACCACTGCAGGAGTCAGTGGTGTAAACAGCGATCTTGAAAAGTTTGGTGTGGATTTGGCCAAGCAAGGCAATCTCGTGAATATGCAAAAACTTGATCTTTATGGTACTCCTGCGGGTCTGACACAACAGATATCTCGACTGGCTGGTGTCAGCAGACAAGCTGTGCCTGCTTTGCAATCAGTTATGATTGCAGTAGGCCTCACAGACAATGACATTGAAAATATTGTGACAGACAATCGCGTGGGCCTCAATAGGCCCGATGGTCTTAGTCAAAACGATTTTGATCGCATACAGAAAACTGCCTATACGGCACTGTCAACTGTAACAGGCGATGACCTAACCCAAATCTTGTCAATCCTGGATGTAACTACTCCTAACATAACCAATCTGGCACAGTTGTTGGATCCTGTCAAGGTGTTTCCGTTAAGTTATCTCACCATGCTGACTCCCACGCCCACAGGTTCTGTTCCTATATTTGGCGCAGGTGGCAGTGTGAATTCCAGCATCACACCCATTGTGAATTCATATCTGCCCACAGCATCTGGCTGTGATGAACTGGGAAAAATTATTCCGCCTGCTGATGCAGTGGCCAACAAGGCCATTGAAGTGGCGCTAAAACAAATCAACAATATTGGCACAACCACACTGCCCGAATTGGCCGAAGCAATACTGGGCACAGTAGATCGCGATTGGGATCCAGCACAAGAATATCTTGCCAACGATGTGGTCAAGGTAGATTCAGATGCGGCTCCCACGTTCTATCGAGCCAAATCTCCAGGTTGTACTCCGGGCACATTCACAGTACCGCCAGGAGTGGATATCACAGACACCAATTACTGGGCAGAAACCACACTGGGCGGTCTTAGTACCATGGCCGATCTGCCATTGATACAAGCACAAACCACGCCGGTACCGGCCAGTGTGGCTCAATTTTTTGCAACAGAAATGGCCACAGGCACAGGACCATGTGGAGTACTCACCACTTATGATGTGCTGGGCTTGGCCTTGGACAGCAACGACTTTGCCACAAGACTAAACACAGCCACCACAGCAATCAATGCGTTGCAAGCCGCAGGCAGTTTGGCTACATTGAATACAGCCTACACCAATATGTTGGTGGCCGCAAACGACGCCGCAATGATAACATTAATTGGTAATGCCAACACAGCCATTGCCGCACTCAGTGCCAATCCCAATGTGACCACCCTGAACACCGCATGGACCTACATGGCCAACCTAATGAACTTGAGTGCCAAGTACACCAGCCAGGCCGGAGTTGATTATTTCTTGTTGCAATCTGGTGATACAAACAATACCAAGAGTTTTGTGCAAAATTTATCATATTATGGTCAACTCACAGCTGAAGGTGACGCGGCTGAGTTTCTAGAAAATCTAGCAGACACTACAATCTTGGGTGGACAAGCCATTGTGGGTGCCATGAGAGAAGGTCGCAACCAGACAAGATTAAACGCCAGCGGCTTGTACAATAACACTCAAATACCTAGTGATGCTGTGGTAGCACCGATTCCAGTAATACTCCCAGTTAACACATAAAACGGCTAATTTGAGGTTGATTTTGTGTTGACTTAGTACAAACACTGCTATATAATACAGATTGACTTACGTCATTCTACTTTTAAAAGGAAAAACTCAATGAAGAAAATCTTCGCAATCATGATTGCACTTGCGGCCACCTCGGTGTTTGCTCAAGGTGCTGTCAACATCACTGGCTTGGTTGATACCGGCCTGTTGTTTACTAATGCAGCCACTGGCGTCAACACCAAAGGTCTTGCAGCCAATAATTCAGCTACTACGGTGCTGAACATTGCTGGCACAGATGATCTAGGCGGCGGACTCCGTGCCAATTTCAAACTACAACTCACACCCGATTTCATCAATGGCGCCGGAGTTGAAGGAACCACATACAACTCAACCACAGCAGGCACTGTGGGCGTGGGTCAAGAAGCCTTTATTGGCACAGAAGCCAATTGGGGCACTGTGAAACTTGGTCGTGTGAATTCCAACATCCTAGATGCCTGGGGCAACGGATCTGTGTTTGGTACAGCCATTGGATCAGGTTATGGTTCAAACGGCAACATCTTCACAAGATATAGTGCCACAGCAACTCACACAGCACAATCTGCACCTACTCGCTTCAATGGAGCCATTCGTTATGAATCTCCAGCAGTGGCAGGTGTAAGTGGTTCTTATTTGTATGTGCCACCCAGTGCCAGCGTCAATGCTCAGAGTGTGGTTGACTATGGTGTAAAATATGCCAATGGTCCTTTGAGTGTGCAGTATGCCGCTCAGCGTATTGAACAGTCAGGCACTTTGGCCACTACCACTGCATCATTCATTGCCACTGGTTCACAGGCCTTGACTGATGGTACCAACAACACTCTCAGCCTGTTGTCGGCCAACTACAAGATTGGTGCCGCAACTGTGTATGGTGCACGTTGGACAGAAAAACAAAACACAGCCACTGCCATTGACCAGGCCGGACAGATGTTTGGTGCCAAGTACACCGTTGGTGCCACCAGCATCATGTTGTCAACTGGTTCCAGCAACGAAAAGAGCACAGCCAATGTAGACAAGAAAATTCTTGGTTACGGTGT